AACGACATAAAATCGCTACCAAAGTTATAACGTATCTCACCAATATTATCGTCAGTGCCATCAGCAAACATTATACGTGCATAGTCAGATGGATCTCCTTCTAATTTAAAATGAACTGGATCACCTGATGCACCTTTAACTTCCAAATTACGTGCTGGACTTGATGTACCTATACCTACGTTACCAGACGAATTTACACGCAATCTTTCACTACCACCAGTTTCAACAGAGAAAGTATTATTACTAGGAAATCTTATTAGAGTATCTGTATCATTAAGATGAATAAGTTTATCAGGTATTTTTACTCCATCACCATCACAACGAATTCTTTCAGTACCAGCAGTTTCTACTGTAAATATATCATTGCTCGGAAATCTTATTTTTGTATTAGTGTCTCCAGAGTGAATAATACTATCACCAATCGTAACTGAATCATTAGTTGTAGTTATTGCTTGCGATCCAAAATCAGGAGAGATTTTTGACCCTGCTATTGCTGCACTTGCATTTATATCAGCATTTACAATAGCCCCATCTACTATCTTTGCACTTGTAACGCTATTGTCTGCTGGTACGGCTATGTTCAGAGATCCATAAGTAACAATAAAGAAGTCTGACCCTGTATTTGGTGCAGAAGCAAAAATGATGTCATTACCATCTATGGCAAAGCCTTCACTAGGACTCGTACCAGAATTAGGTTTTTGTATCACACCATTGATACTTACTAGCAACTGTTGAGCAGAAACAGATGGTGGATTACTTAGTGTAAATCTAGTAGCAGTGCCATTGAACGTAGCACTACCACCGCCAGAACCAGACGAAGAAGATAAGGTATTAATAAATATATCTGAGCCACCACCACCTGATACCTTGGCTACAGTTCCATTGTCTTTTTTAAAAAATAATTCTGCTGTATCAGTTCTTAGCACTGGCTCGCCCAGAACCATATCACTAGCACTTGGATCGCTACCGCTTCCTCTTTTTAACTTAATAACATTAGCCATGAGCTTTTACCTCCTAGCCCTAGTAAGTTCCACCGTCTATTTCAAACCCTGATACACTTCCATTCTCTAAAAAGGTAACAAGATCAGACAGTGCAACCTGTACCATTGTTCCATTGTCATTTACAACCATACGATCTGCGGTGGCAAGAGTTGTTGATGTTGCAGAAGTATCTCCGTCTAAAATATTTAATTCAGCAGTAGACACTGTAGCACCATCTAATATTGCTACTTCTGTAGAAGAAAGATCAGCTAATGCACTTGCTGTAGTCTGATCCATAGTCGCTAATTCAGTTAATTTATCGCTATGTGGCTCAACATCTGTCCCTATTGTTAAACCTAAACTTGTTCTAGCACCACTCGCAGAGGTGCTTCCTGTTCCACCATCGCCAACTGCTAATGTTCCTGTTATAGAACTAGCACCAAGATCAACAGCTATTTCTGTTGATTCAATTACAAGTCCTCCATTAGCTTTTAAATCTACAGCTAAAGTATTTCCTGATTTGTCTAACCCATCTCCAGCTGTTATTTGACCTGCCCCTGAGAACTGGGCAAAAGTAAGATTATTTGTGCCAACAACTGCTGATCCTTTATTACTGGTGCAAACGAACCCATTATCAGCATTGACTGTGCCTCGTTCTACGAAGGTGAACATCCCCGCTGCGTCTGCACCAGTAGCTAAATCAGCAGACCTACTTGGTGATGAACTAACAATATAAATACCATTTTGACTTGCAGTAGATTGATCTTTTACAAGAACACGATCATTGTCAGCAAGAGTAATACCATCTATTGTATCTCCACTGTTTAATGCAGTAGATATTGTGATATTTCCAGTAGTAGCAACTTTAACTGAGTCTTTTACATCAAGACCTTGTGATGTAGCTTCTACAAATCCCTTTGTTGCAGCATCTTGTGTATTTACTGGATCAGCTAAATCAGTAATTGTCTGAGAATTTAAACTTACACTAGCTGTAGGTGCAGTTAATTGATCTAACCTATTTGTTCTTACACCTACATCAAAATCACTTATTTTAGTATGAGCTAATGAAGGCACATCATCAGCAACCATAGCTCTAAATGTTGCAGCACCGTTACTACCATTTGGTGCAGCTAAAAATGTATTCTGTGTTCTACTGGTAAATAAATCAGCAAAACTACCTGATCCCCCAATAGGTTCAATAGTTGTAGCAGACCCACCAGACCCACCTGTCCCAATACCAACAAACAACTTCTTACTGCCTTCAGCAAAAGCTAATTCAGCATTTTCTAAACTACTTGGTGCTGAAGATCCTGTTGATCTTTTAATCCTAATTGTGTTAGCCATAGTGTTCTAATTAAAAATTTCCACCATCGACAAGATTTTCAACGGTGCGAGAAGCATCTGCTTTAAATTTACCATCTGATTGAGAAAAATACACTATAGAGTTATTTACTTTTTCAGAATCATCTAATGATATTCCTGTAACAGAAAAGTTACCACCTTGAGGGCCTGGTGTGATTACAGAAACAACAGTAGTATCACCTTCATCTACAGTTACGTTATTTTTAATTGTAGTAACATTTACAGATGTCATGTAGTGTAACCCTCAACCATTTTTATATCTCCTTCTAAATAATACTCTTTTAAACCGCTAGGGTTTGTTAATAAAACATCATATTTAAGTTTATCTATACCAAAAGTTGTTGTCTGTGTATCAGTCAAAGCAATATTAACTTTTCCATCAGTTCTGCTACTGTAAGTTACATTAAAATCAGCATATTTAACAGTTCTAGTTTCTTCCCATACTTGTGCTGCAACAGTAAATCCTGTTAAATTCATTGGGGTATTATTAGAATCTTTGAATTGTAAATCTATAGCATGATCTGATCTTCTTTGAACAATCATGTTATATGTACCAGGTGAAATAGCCATTTGATTATGAAGATGGTAATCCGTAAACAGAAGTAGGATTTCTTTGCTCAATTATATTATTTTTTAGCAATACTTCTAAATCAACTACTCTTGTAGATCCTAATTTATTTTTTACCCAAGAAATTAAATTTTTTTTTGTTAAATCCTTAAAAGGTATAACAGTTTCTCCTTTTTCAAAAGACTCAACACCATAAGTGTAAGCAGATAAATTATCACTAGAAGTAACTGTAAGACTCCAATGTATTTCTGTAATTAAATCTTTATCAGGATCAATTCTGTTTCTTGCTACAGAGTTTTCACCTTGAAATCCCCAAATATTTGTATATGTAAAATCTGTCATTTTAAAATATATTTAAAATAAATATAACCTATAAATAACTATAAGTCTATTTAGCTTCTAACTTTTCTACTCTTTCAATTAGTTCTTGTAACGCAGCAACAGTAACAGTTATTAATTTAGATGGATCAAGACTTTGCATCTCTACACCATCCTTCTCACCTACAACTGCTTCTGGACAAACATCAGAAACTTCATGTGCTAAAAATCCATCATAAGTATTAAAACTCGTAGGATTAGTTTCTCTTGCTTTTATAAAGTTGTATCTTTTTGGTTTAAGTTTTTTAAGTCTTGCAATCCCATCATTAATATCAACTATATTTTCTTTTAACCTATAATCAGATTCTCCTAAAATTACAATACCACTTCCATCAGCTTGAATCCTAATACTACCTTGTTGATTTCCTTGATTTCTAAAAAGAATCATTTGTTTAGTTTTGCTTGAATCAGTATTATTACTATTTAAATTTAAAGTTGTATTATCATCTGCTCTGCTGATATGAAGAGCTGGAGCAGTTTCAAAAGCTACACCTGTAAATGTATTACCAAAGCCAGGCGAACTAGAATTATCTTGAAACAATCTTATATGTCCTACACTTGTAATAATCATACGATCAGCAATTCCTTGACCATTTGGTTGAGTTGCAAAAACTAACTTACCTGCTGTTGCTCCCTGTGAGTCTCTTTTTATAAACATAGAACCAATATTATTAGTACCTGATTGTCCTTCTATCCCTCCACAAATGTCATTATTTGATGGGTTATTACCATGACTGCAAGATATATATGGCTTATCATCAGCAGAACTTGTTCCTGAAATTTGTATTAAAGCATCATCACTATTATTAAGAACACCTCCAACTCCTAACTTTCCATCACCATTTATATATACTCTGTTTGAATTAGCAGTTCCAAAAGCAAGAGTATTAGTTGCAGCTTTACTGATAAATGCTTCTGCTGTTTTTGCTGAAACAGTATTAGAAAATTCTAAGTGTGTAGTTATGATTTGATTTCCAGCAACAACTAATTTATTTGTTCCTTGAGAAGTAGTTCCAATTCCAACACTACCATTTGTATTGATAAATAAATCACTATTTCCATCTTCATCTTCAACAGCAAAACCATTACTTCTTACTACTCCTGTTCCATTACTATCATTTAATACTCCAATTTTTAAAAATTTATTTTTAGCTGTATTAGTAATTCTTAGATGTGCTTGATCGTTATTAGATATTTCTATTTTATCTTGTGGTGAAGTAGTAGATATTCCAACTCGGTTATTAGATGGATCAACAAAAAATGTTCCATTATCTACATTAAAACTTTTACCAGACTCAACTTGACAACCATTACTTACGCTTTTGAATGTTAAGTTACCTGACGCATATAATTCAAAATTAGTTCCAAATTTTGCTCTGTCAGTACTACCATTTGCAGTCGTTAAATTAATATCATCGCTTCGGAATGACAATGTGCCTGTTGAGTTATCTATAAAACCTTGACTACCACTATGATATAACTGAAGATTTTGAGAGTTACCTAGACGCAACCTTTCATTATTTCCTAAATCAACCCTATCTGCTTCTATATTAGTAAAATTATATGTGCTAGATAAATGATTATTAAAACTACCACTTACTTTCTGAACCCACTTATTATTCTGTGCATCCCATTTAATTGCTCCATCAGGAATATTGCTATGACTACCACTTGATAATTGTTGTAAAGCTACATCAATATTATCTTGTATTTTTTGTGGAAATTGCGTGTAATTAGTATCAACTGTTGGTTCATTAAAATTTGCCATTAAGTTCCTCTACATTGCCATGTGAAGTCACCACTAACTCTAACTCCATTTGTATTGTATAGCAAAACTTTAAATGAGGTAGGATTTATCACATCTTGGAAATCTACAACTGCAATAATACCTTCTTGTGTAGCTCCATTTACATTTGGAGTTACCGATATTCCTTGAACATCAACAAAAGTTACATTGAAATTAACAGTAGTACCACCGCTATCAGAAACATTTGCTGTTCCTGTTCCAGTATCATTTTTAATTTTTGCATCTAATTTTAAATTTAAATTTGAAATTTTTACTAATGCACCTGACGTAGATTGTGCTGAAGTTTTATATTTTACTCTTCTAAATGCCGAGCTAAATCTTTGACCAATAAAACTATTATCTGTTGTGCCAGCATCAAAATCATTTGCACTTGCTGTATTAGATAATTTTATTTCTACACTTTTTGATGTACCTGTAGTTCCAACATCTGTTGAACTCGCTAACACATTTATCTTTGCATTTACAGTAGTTCCAAAATCAAATACTTCTTCATAATTACCTTTACCAGAACTGCCTGTAGGAGCAGGTTCTAAATAATTTAAATGGGATGCACTTATAAAACCTTGCAAAGTAGTTTTATTGTTGTTTGTAAAATGAGTTGTCCAAGTCTCTGATCCTACACCACTAGAATTTGTTAGCACTGGCATATATAAAACATTTTTATTTAAGACTTGATCGAAAATTTTTAAAGTATTAGTAAATGAAACAGAGTCAACTTCTTGTGGTGAAATTAGTCCAGTATTACTTGTGCTAAAAACAGAATTATAATCAGCATTTAAAACAAAATCAGGTGGTTGAGAAACTACTAATGTTTTAGTAAATATAGGACTATCTGCACTTTCATTACCAGCAGTATCTACTGCTTTTATTAAATATGCAAAAGTTCCTCCTTTTGTTTCAAAAACAACTGTAAATCTTGAACTAACAACAGCTTTAGCATTTGCACCGCCACCCCCAACTGGCACAGATGTAGACCAAGTAGGATTAGTTGTATTATCTGTTATCTCATATTTTCTAACTAAATAATGAGAGATACTTAATTGATTTTCTGGAGACACACTAGGTTCTCCCCACCTTAGTAAAACATTATTATCTACTACCTCATTTATTCCTTCTTCTGGAACAATACTGGGTCTATTTATACTTACTTCTATTCTTAAAGGAGATCCAAGATTATCTAAGGAATCTCTAGCTTGAATGTAATAATATCTAACTACCTCTGTATTACTACCTTGAACAGTCCAACTAACTTCTTCTTTGAATGATGTTGTGTCACTAAAAGTTTCTAGTTCTGTATTACCAGTATTAATTCCATTAAATGTTGTAGATGTAGTTCTAATTATTTTGAAATCTTTTATAGATAAATTTGTATTTAATTTAGTTGGAGGTGTCCAAGAAGTTGTTATAAATCCAAGACCACCTTCTGAACCCAAAGTAAAACTGCCTTGGCTTGAGGCATTAAAATTTGCTCTATTGACTGTTATTGTTGCATCTGTACCCGTAAACAATGCCTCAGCGACAGAATCACCTTTATTATTTATGTAAATACTTGAATAAGCTCTTACAAGAAAATTTCTTTGATTAAAGTCTGCTTTTAATGTGGCAATATTTGAATCTAATTCCTGTAATAATATTGGACTGCTTGAATCATCATTATTAAAAACAGCAAATTGAATAATTGGATGACTACCTGCGTTTGCGTCAAATGTTAATAATAAATTTTCTCCTCTAAATTCAGCAGAAATACTATTTACAACTGGGTTAGTAATTGTTACTGTTCTTTCGGCTGCATTTGTTGATGGTTTGCCTCCTGATAAAAAATCAGGGTCTTGATACAAAGCTACAACTTTAAAAGTCCTTGATAGAGTTGGAAAAGTTGTTTTTGTTATTTCAATTTCTGTTGATGTAGATAAAGTATCAAATAAATCTTCATCATTATCACGAACTCTATAACCTACAATTGGAGGTTGAAAAATTGAGACATCTGCAGGTCTTCCCCAACTTAAAATAATACCTTTTAATGTACTTTTATGAGTTAAGTTTTGTGGTGCTAAAGGTTCTGGTGTTGTTATTTGTGTGGATACAGAATTACTTGTTTTACCTGTAATATCTACAGCACTAACTGTAAAAGTAGTTGCAGTTCCTCCAACAAAAATACTTTGTAAAGAAAATTGAGTAGAATCAACTTTAGCAGTAACATCTTCCGTTGAACCATCAATTAAAGAAGAATAAGAAACTAAATAATAATCAATAGCAAAACTAAAAGTAGATGGCTCATCCCATTCCACTACTACAATTCCATTTTGTGCAAATGCAGATAAGTTTTGTACTACAGATGGTGCTGATATAGTTACTTCTAAACTTGCTTCATTAGTGCTGAAATTGCCTGATGTATCATAAGCTTTTATTTGATAAAAATTACTATTAGCAGAATATTTTACAGGAACTAAAAAACTAGTACCAGAAATTCTAACTCCATTTGCTAACTCTCCTGTTATTGGATGAGTTCCATTATCCCAAGTAGACCCTTTTCTTATCTCATAACCTGCAAGATCTAAATCAGCAAAATTTGGAGGTGATGGTAAAATTGGAAGCCAATTTAATTCAACTCCATCAACAGGATCTACATCAAAAGAGAAAAATGAATAAATTAATGTACCATTTGTCTGCAAATTTGCATCTGACTGAAATGTAAAAGCATTATCAGTTTTAGAAGTTATAATTTGAATTTTGTCATCCGCAGTACTTCCGTCAGCAGATCCACTTGTAAAATTAACTTTAAATTTTTGCCCTACAGCTAAACCATGATTATCTTTTGATACAGTTACTATTTGTCCAACACCAGAATTGTCAGCATTAGACTGACTATAGTTTGCATTTACAGGAACAAGGCTACTTGGACTTGCAGTTTTTCCAATAACAATATGTGATTTAGTACCTGGATTATTTGAAAGCAACCCACCCCCGTTTACAGATTGAATGATAAATTGATATGTACTATTAGCGTTGGCATCCCTAACTTCAAACTGATTAGAATTTACTGTTCTTATGTCCTCGTTTCCACCATCAATTTTGACAATAACTCTATAACTTATAGCTCCAGCAATAGCAGGCCATCCAACTCTTAATAATATTCTGATATTTGCATCATTAGTTGCAAATAAATTTTTATTAGGCACATGTTTGTATAGACTTTCTACTACATTTATAAGATCAGACTTTGGAGAGAGAAGTGGCTCATCTAGAGTAGTTACATCTTTGGCAACTACATCACTACCAGTTTCAATAGAATTATATAAAGAAGCATTGTAGGATATAGCATCTACAACATAACTTAGATTTGTTTCTTCTTTTATACTAATTATTCTCCAAGTTGTAGCCTCTGCTGTAGCTTTCTCATACATCCAAACAGAATTAAAATTTGGTTGTGAACTAAATGTGCCTGATATATCAATTTTTTTATCTGATGCATTTACCCCAGTTACATCTTTTTTTTCTAAACTTCCATCTTTTAAAATTACAGATAATTTATCTCCACTTGTAAAAGTAATTCCAGAAATATCATCAACTTCAATTTGATTCCTATCAGATGAAGCTGCATGAATTTTACCTGCAAATCTTATTCCAGACCTTACTGGATCAGAAATCGAAATTATCATACCAGGTCTTAAAATTACTCCTGCTTCTGGTGTGGTTGTAAAAGTAACTGTTTCAGTTAAGAAATTTTCAGTAAAATAAATAAAACGAGCTAATCTATATGCCTGTCCACCAGAGGTGCAACCAAATGCTTCTATTTGTTTTTTATTTAACCCATACTTTGTAATAAATGGATCTGTATCAAATTTATGTGCAAGAGGAAATTGTACATAATCTATTGCTTTTAGTTCATTATTAAAAAATTTAACTATTGCACAATTAGTACGAGTCTTAATATCAGATCCTTGATAAGTAAATCCATCTTGAGTAACATTACTTCTATTAAATAAATAAACAGGATCTTCTGGTCTGTCTTGAGTAATTTTTAACTTTCCTTCACTAAAATAAACAGCACCTCTAAAAACTGACGCAACTTTATTAATTACGTTATAAACTTCATCTTGTGTATTAAGAACACCATTAAAGCTAAATCTTGGTTCTGTTGTTCCTCTAGTTAAATTACAAGTATTAGTTCCTGTTATCTTCTCTTCTTGTGTTGCCTCAACAAAAAATGATCTAGTTGAGACAATTTGCTCTACTTTATAACCTCTATCATCAGGGAAACTGTTTACAACACCAGACGTAAATTCAATACTTACCCTGTCACCAGACTTAAAACCATGCTCGGTTGGTGTCGTAACTAAAATAGCAGTGCCACCTACAGACATATTATTGTTTCCAGCACCTTGTTTCCAAGTTCCTACTTGTGTGTTTTGTACATTTCTATTGTCGCTAACTAATGCATTTGAATATTTAGATGCTTCAACAAAAGAAAATAAATCAATATTACTTGCTCGACCAGAACTAAAATTTACCTTTTCTTGAGTTGTTAAGACCTCATCACCTAAACCATATCTTCTTGATGTCAAAATGTCATATAAAATAAATACAGGACAGCTACAAAATCTAACTGTTTGCATTACATTATTAAATTGATAATTAGCACTATATTCAATACGACCTGTAATCGGATCAACTGTTGGTGTTCCTGTTCCATTTGCTCCTTCACCAGGTATTCGTATTTTTATTCCTTTAATTTTATAAAGCCTTTTTGGAATACTTGAGAATTGAAGAGCATCTAAAGTTAAACCTACTAATGCAGAGTTTGGATAGGTTACTTTTGCATTAGCAGCGGCTAGATCGTTATCTTGTACTTTATTTTGTCTTATCTGAAACTTATCGTTTGATTGAAATAAACTTCCAACATTTGTAATATTTAAAGTAGACCCTCCTTCAGTCGAAGATAATGTTATTACACCATTTGATTGATTATATGTTTTAACAAAAACTGCTGTTTCTGAACTTAAAGGACTTGGTAATGTTCCTGTTCCTGATCCACCTGTTGTTATATTTATGACATCAAAAAAGACAGGACGATTTATTTCAAAATTTTGTAAAGTATCTATTGTAATTGAATTATTATTAACATCAACTTTTGTAGTGTCAAAGAAATTAGTTACTCTAAAAAACAAATCAATTTCTTTTATTACTGCTTGAAACTTTATTGAATTAGCAGCTTGAACAATATCACCACCACTAGGTATGGCATTTATTTTTTGTACTTTTACACTTAAATTTCTAATGTTTTCATTACTTGGAATAGGAACACTCAACTTATGTTGAATTTGGTATAAATCATCAGTCCTTTTATCTTTTATTTTGTTATTTACTCTTTCTTCAAAATTACTACCACCATCAGTACTTAAAAATATTTTGTATTGTATATCTGCACCTTTTACATCACCATTGTTAAATGTAGTAAATAATTGTGGAATACCAACTGTAACTATCAAACTTGAAATTCTTGATCCATGAGTATCAATTAGAGTAATTGTTCTAAAATCATTAGCATTATCTAAAACATCATTTGGAAAAGCTTGTATAACACTTCTATTCTTTTCAAAACCTGATATTGGGTCTTGTGGTTCTAACCCGTTTCTAGTCTCAATACTAAGACCATTATTATCAAAATTAAAATCACTTGCAGTAGGTATTTGTTGCTTTACTCTAAAAAAATTTGGACTAGATAATGTGCCTTTACTTGTAATATTTACAACCTCACCTTCTGGCTCTAAACTAACTTTCATAATGCTATTAGTTGAATCATATTCAACAATAAAATAATCAGTATTTGCATCTATCCCACTTGGCAAAGTACCTGTTCCAACTGTATTAGTGTTGTTTACAACTATGTCAAAACGAACTTTATCTCCAACATTAAAATTTATATTTTTTGTCTGAGTTTCTATTGTATTATTTGTCAAATTAATATTATCACCAGAATCAAATATTCCTTTTTGAATCTTTGCAGTAGGTTTTACTATTGATGTTTTATTAAAGAAAACATCTTTTAATTCATTACATTTAAACTCAGGTGTATTTGCAGTTAAACCTTGCTCAAAAGGTGTAGCAAAACCTTGTATTTCACCTTCACTTATTAAATCTAGAACAGAACCAATTGATTCACTATTTAGCGTATCTTTTGCGTTCTCAGGCGATCTACCTCCCCCTTTTCCTCCGCTTCCAGAACCAGTAACTAATTTTTCTTCTTTCATTTAATCTTGTACCTCTGGTAAATCACCTATAACAACATTGGTGTTAATGACAATAGATCCTAATAATATTGTTCCGTATGCTAATGGAATTGCAACTCCAGGCACACTTGTATTGAGTGGGGTTGAGAAAGATGTTGACTGTGGCTTTTGTTCTTCGTCTGGAATATCTGGTGGTGATGTTAGAAGTCCAGAGACACCATTTAATAGTAAAAAACTTCCCAAATAAAATGCTGATTTACTGAGAAAATTAGCACTTGCTAATCCAAAACCTTTAGCAATACCACTGCTTAATTGCAAAGAACCGCCAACACCAGGCAATGCAAAAGGAAAACCAAAAGCCAAACCTATTAAAGCAGCTCCTGATAATATTTTTCCAAAGTTTCCTGTTCCTTCTACTACTGGAATAAAGCTAATAACACTATTGCCTAGTGGGTTATATAAGTAATCCTCATCTACATCTTTATCATCAACTAAGACATGATAATTATTTGATAGAATTTGTGATTTTAATTTAGGCCAATTACAAATTAAAAAATCTACAGCTTCTCTAATAGAAAAAACATTAGCTTCTAGTGTCTGACAACCTATTTCTTCTCTAAGATGACCATATAATTTAATCGTAGGACTCATGTCTTAACCTCTTACCAGTGTTTTTCTGGAGATATTCTCCATAATACTCTCTTCCTGATAATCTTCCTTGTATATGATGTAAAATTTTTGATTCTCCAACGTAAACCCCAACATGATTTAAACCATTTCCATAAATGCTAAATAATAAACTATCACCTTCCTTTATTTGCTCATCATAATTTAACACTCTAAAACCTAACTCTTCATAATATTTTTCAAAAAGTGGATTTCTTGCAAATTCTTCTGGATCTTCTGGTCTTACAAAATCTCTTAAATTAAGACCTACACTTGCATAATAATCTCTTGTTAAAGTCCAACAGTCATAAATACCCCAAACCCAAGGTCTTCCAATAAAAGATTTTTTATATCCTAAAGGCTCGTAAGTTTTCCATTGGTTAGTAAATGGATTTACGATCCACCATTTTACTCCAGTATTTTCTGCTGAATATTTATCATGTGTTGAAGGATTTGGATCACAATTTGTGTGACTATGAAAAACACCAATAATATTACCTTTATCTTCTGTCTTAGCCCAATCCAAAGGATCTATTGTAAATGTATTTTCTTTGTCAAAAGATATATTTTTACAAGGCATATATTTTTCTTTTCCTTTGAAAATATATATTAAACCGCATGCTTCATTTGGGATTTCATCCTTGGCATGTTGTAACGCTTTATCCTTCCAATTCAATTTATAAACTCTCCTACACCAGGGAAATCATTTGGTAATATTTGTCTTTTTGGTAACTTTACACCAGCAACATCAGACTGCATTGAACATTCAAATTGACACATCTCTTGATTTTCTAATGATTTTCTAGCTATAAGAAATATTTGGTCAGGCCATTTTTGATTAGCATCTGGAGTGCCAAAAGGATTAGAATTATTTGGAAAATTTTCATTATCTAAAAATTTTGCCAAAGTTCGTATCCTTACTAATGTAGAACCAATTAAATCATTTCCAACAGTAATTTTATTTACTTCAAGCATCATTGCTGAAATTGTACCTCCTGGTAAAGAAGTTCCTCCTTGAGCTATTGTCCATGTATTTTGTAAACTTGGATCAACATTAGATATAGTTAGTTTTGGTCTTGGAAGCTGTCCTTTTATAGAAGTTTCAAAACCTTCTGCCATAATAGGAAATGGCTCATATACCTTACTATCAAAATGTATTGCTAAATCATATATAGCTGTTGAAGTTGACTTGTTTATACCTGAGTGAAATCTTTTAATAGGTCTTTTTGCAGTCCATACCACTGTATTATCTGTAACTGTATTTCCTTCTACTGTCGGAAAACTAGGTTCATTAGAACCTGTAGTACCTGCTGTTGTACATTCAAAAACCATTGGTAAAGGTGGAAAGCTATTATCAAACTGCAAAGTATTAGAACTAACAGTAGTGCCTAATGAAATTGATGTGTTTGCTAACCATTTTGCAAAATGCAAGTGTTGATCTAAATGTATTTCAAATAATTCAATAACAGATGAAGGATCTATACTTTGTAGTTCACTTACAGTATTTTCTGGTGTACTCATTATGGTTCTGCAACTTGTTCAAATTCAGTATTAATAGTTGTTAAACCATTAGCGGTTTGACTTGCAGACCATTTTCTTGCAACATATTTTGCAGTTTGTCCAAATGGATCAGTAAAGTTAAATGCAGTAACACCACCCTCATTATTCAAAAAGTTTAAGATATTATTTCTTTCAGTATCATTACGATTTTTAAAAGTAAGTCTCCATCTTTTTAAATTATTATTTAATCCTTTTCTTAATCTTGATTGATAATTATCTCCAAGTTGAATAGTAGAAACTACAGGTTCTTGACTTATTTGAACACTATAACTTGGTGAAAAAGAAAACGTATTAGCCATAATTATCTAAATAATATACCTCCTGGTCTTTGTTGCTTAATAAGTTCTTGTTCAATAGCTGCCCCTAACATAGTACCTAACATTTCAGAATCCTCAGAATTACCTTGCACTGCTGTGCCAGAAGCATCTACATTTACAACTATATTACCAATATTTCCTCCAGACGCTTCAACACCGAGTCTTCCTCCTCTTCCCCTACGCAAAGGCATAATTGCTTCAACACCTGCTTCACCTGCTAAAGCTGCACCCGCTGCTAGTGGAAATATGGTTGGACGCTCTATTAATCCCCCTTTTGCATACGGCACAATCTTGTTGTTTGCAAGAACACCTCCTTTTGCATATTCAACAAAGTTTCCAGTACTAAATGGATTGAAATTACCTGTTATAGGACTAGATGAACTAAATGTATCGCTTAATTTGCTAACAGGGTTTTTACTACCACCAAATATATTTTTAAATCCTCCTAATAATGGAGCTATTATTTGTGACCTGATAAATATTCTTGTTATGTCATTAATAATAGATTTAGCCAGTTTTTTAAAATTTAATGTTCCAGTTTGTACAAATTCAACAAGACTATCTTCAAGTTTTTTAAATGTATTTACAAAAGAATTTGCTATTTGAGAATTTACATCTCTAACTGATTCTGCATACTTATCTAAAATAGATTGTGCTTTCTTAGATTGATCTTCAGTTAATGATGGCAAGCCCTCTGTTGTTGTATTAGATCCGCTACCTTTACCCGCTTCTGGTGGTTGCGTTCCTTTAGCAATATCAGTAAAGAGAGCTATATCTTTTTGAAAGTTAATTGCTAAATCTTCAAAACCTTTACTTATTACCTTTCCTGCACTAGCAAAATCCATGTCGAATAAATGGAATAATATTTTTGTTAGATCCACTAAAACTCTTACTAATGTCCGAACAAGAGCTACTGTAGACACTAAGAAACCACCAAAAACTTTTATACTTTCAGTTAAAGCAACAACAGCACCATCATTACCTTGAAAACCAAGAAGAATTTCAGAAAATTGTTTTTGCAGAGCAGCTCCAATAGGAATTAAATCTTTACCTATTGTTATTGATAAATTTTGTATTTGTGTTTGCAATCTTTGACCCGCATCTGCTGATGAATTTGCAACTTTTTCTGCTGTCTCTGCAAAATCAATATTTAATTTCTTTGCAAACTTTATAACTTGATCTAAACCAACAGTTCCATCTCTTAAATCCTTCTGTAAATCTTGCAAACTACTATTATTTGCTTCTGCGAATTTTACAACTGCACCTGCTAGTCTCTCGCCCAGCTGACCCTGCAACTCTTCTGCTGACACCTTGCCTTTTCCGAATATCTGACTCATCGCTCTTATAGCTGATTGCACATCTTCTGCATTACCACCTGTAGCTTTAATTGAGTTAGAAACACCTTCAAAAACGACTTGAGCATCTTTAATAGACCCACCCGCACCTACAACAGAAGCAGCTAAAGTTGTAAATTGTTTTGTTGATGCAGCTATAGGTACATTCAATCTTTTAGATGTATCAGCAATTATTTTTAAACCTTTTTCAAAATCTGCTTCTGTTTTAACTGCACCTCTTAAGGCTATTTCTAATTTTTGTACTTGTGATGCTTGTATCGCAGCTTGCCTAGCAAACTGAACTCCACCTGCTACAGCATCAACACCAAGACCAATTGCACCACCCGCTATTGCACCTGCTGTTCCTCCTTTTGCAAAACCCGCTATACCTCCTATTTGTGCAGAAGGTGGTAAAAATCTACCAACAGCACCAGTTAAAGCTGCACCTCTACCCGCTTTAAATCCCGCACTTAGTTTTCCAAAAGTTGTTTGTTTATTTGCTGAAGCATTAAGAGCGTCCATACTTGCTCTTACTTCATTTATCTCTTTACCTAAAAGGTCATAAGCTTTAGTGCCAATTCCAACACTATCTCTAACTCTGTTTAAAGTATCAAGTTGACCTTTGAAAGCATTTTTACTAAGTGAAGTTTCTTTTCTTATGTCTCTTAGAGTTTGTACAAACTCATCTAAATCTTTATCAGCTATATCTACAGTTGATTTAAGCTTTTCAAAATCTTTTCCAAGACTTTTTATTTCGCTAAAACCCTTTACTTCTAAAAATAAGGTTATTTTTTCAACTGCTTTTGCCATTATTTTTTATCCTTATTTATCTCAATAAGAGCTACAGATTCCATAAGTTGTAAGCCCTCTAACATCTCTT